AAACGGAATGTCCAGATCGAAACTCACAAGTTGCTGTCTGGGGACGCTTTTCCCCTCCAGACGATATGTATTGTTCCGGTTCCACCGCATGTCCCGGTAGATCATCCGCACCAACGCCACGCACTTGATCTCGCAGCTGTTGCTCACAGTCAGCTTCGGTGTCTTATGAGCTCCTGCATCCTCAGCCGTACAGTTCTGCACAGCTACCTGTTTTGCCTCTCGGTTGTACAGAAAGCGATAGTGGGTTGGCCAGCCTAATGCTTCCAACGTGCTGCGGAAGATTGTGATCCTTCCATCCTCGACATTAAAAGTCAGACCCAGCATCCGCTGGTTCCATATTCTTTCGTTCACTACTTTCCCCTCCTTAAAAATGGGCGCACTTCCCCCTTGGAGTCCTGGTGGCCGTTTTAATCAAGCCCGGTGTCGGGGACGGTCTTACCCGTCAGCATCCCCACTGATACATAGCCATCCATTTGCTTAACTTCAGATTCTTTCAGATGTTCTTCTACAGGTACGCCAAAAGTACCCGCAATATCATCTGGGTAAAATCCCTTTCTGGTATTTGCAGGCTTTGTCTCTTGCGCATTTTTCTGGTCTGTTTCATTTTTTCGCTTCTGGCCTTCATGGAAGATCTCCGGCACAAGCAGGTCAAAAACATACAGAGTTTCCCCTTCAAATGAAATTCTGTATCCAAGCATCTTATACCGGCATTCGGTATCCCAGCACATTTCCTTATACACCAGTTCTGAAAAAGGCTTGCAGGTCATCTTCCGGCTTTTACGTTTATCCGGCTTGGCGATGCACCAGCGCAGGGCATCCTTGTCATTTTCATCACAGCCGCGTACAACAATACGCTTCAAATCACTGTTGAACATGACGTGTACATAAACCACATCTTCCAGCCCAGTGATGCAGGCCATGTTAAATGTGATGCTGTCCTTGCGGATCACGATCGCGGGGTCACGAAGATGTGCAAACAGCTCCTTCCGCACGACCTGGTATCCGTCATAGGAAAATGTACTTTCTAATTCTTCCGCTCTTGCGTCTCTATCATTTTCTGCCTGCTCTTCTGGCGGCATGGCGTTCGTATTTTCATTCATCTGTGTCAGTCCATCCTTCCATTATTTTTTCCGCTTCATGGAGCAGAGCGTTCAGACCATCTGCGGTAAAAGTATTCATTTCTTCTATCTCTGCTGCCGGCCGGAGTACATCCCAGTTTCCAGAGTAATTTTCCTGCTGTAAAATCCCGACCTGTGCAATACTTGTGATCGACTTTCCAAAAGTACCTGCCCATTCTGGCGGGAAAATGTAAATCGTTTTTTTGACCGTTTCGCCCTCTGCATCCTCGGTGTTTTCCTTTGGCGGCAGAACGATTTCTTCAACCTTGATCATCTCCGGCTCATCCAGTTCAAAGAGCATCAGCTTATTATCGCCGTCCTCCACGAATTGCCCACGGAACCGATAACGCAGGTCTTCATCCCACTCCATGATGTCAAAAAGAGTCTTTGCCAGGCCACGGCAGCCAAGTGTGCTGGCACACCAGCATCCTTCTTTCAGCCGACCCCAGCGGATCGCATTGGGATTACTCTTTTCACACGGACGGATTGCAACGCAGCGGTCAACCGAATTCAGGAGCAGTTCTACATACTCCACATCTTCAAACTTTTTCAGACAGGCGGTATTAAAACGCAGCTTACCATTGGAAATCGTCATAGCCGGATTCTGTAAAGTAGCAAAATACTGTGCCCGCACAACTTCATATCCTGTCAAATTAAGCCGATTTTTCACATCACCCACAACAGAATCATCCGGCTCCCGCATGACGCTTTCAGATGCTTCCCGGTATTCTTCTGCCGAAAAACCAGTCCAGTCCTTATCAAACGGCACATATCCGCGTAAGATTCCATCATCCACCACACTCAGGACTGGCAGTGGGCGATTTTTCTTTGTATAACTCCGGGATGCCCGCAGATGATTTGCCGCATTATAGACTTCCCTAGACACAATTGCCTCATGATGATCTCTCTGCCGGTACTGCGTCCGGTCGTTATTGTTTTTCTTTGATTTATGCGTCAGGAAATTCGGTGTGAAGGTCTTCCTTGCCAATACATCCCCACAATGGCGTTCATTAGCAATGACTCCTGCAAGAGTGCCGGGATTCCACTCCGTGTTCCCCAGTTTTGTCTTCCGGCCATATTCTGTCAGAAGTTCTGCAATCTCAGTGAAAGAAAATCCGTTCAGGTACAGATAGTAAATCACCTTCACCGTCTGTGCTTCGTCCTGATTCACCACAAGGCTGCCATCCTCGTCCTGGTCATATCCGAGCAGAGCCGGCGTAAGGAACAGTCCACGGCTGAACCTGCGGTCAATGGACCAGTTCATAATGATAGACTTGGAATGAGATTCTTCCTCTGCCACGGATGCCAAAATCGTCAGGATCATGCGGCCGTTACTGTCCAGTGTGTAGATGTTGTCCGCTTCAAATTTTACACCCACGGGCGGGTCAAGATTTTTCAGTGTTTCAATGACAGAAAGACAGTCCACAATGTTTCTGGCGAAACGGGCGATGGACTTTGTGAGGATCAGGTCAATCTTTCCGGCCTTACAGTCCTCAATCAGCTGCTGCATTCCTTTGCGATGCTCCAATGATGTACCGCTGATGCCTTCATCATCATCATAGATTCCAACGAATTCCCATCCCGGCTGTGCCTTGATATAATCCGTGTAATAATTTTTCTGAAGTTCATACGAAGAAGTCTGTTCATCATTATCAGTGGAAACACGGACATAAGCGGCAACACGACGGATAGAGGTGCTTTCTCCAAACCCCTCCACAGTTTTTGCCGGGATGACTTCCAACTCAGAAGTATCCACGCCTTTATATCTGTCTCTGATTCTCTGCTTGCGGTCTGCCGCTTCTGCTCCACTGCTTATCATTTGCTTTCTCTCATTCCTCCGGCTTCATGCTCCAGTACCACTGTCGCATCTTCCGGTAACTCCGGATGCCGAGTTCTTTCTTTGTATTTTCTGCTGTCCGGCGGCTGATACCTTCATCGCTCATCCGCATATAGATTTCTCTGGATCTCATGTCACCCCCGGAAAGCAGCTTCTTGATCAGATACGCCGCCTTCTCAGATTTTGACTCAAAAACTGGTGTTTCCGGCTCCGCTGATGGATCTGACTTAATTTCACACTCCAGCCATTTGAAGCCCTGCTCCGCTGTTATCGAGAATCTGATTTCACCATCTGACGGAGCCAGACTGTTTTTTATCTGCCGCACAATGCGAATATCCGACTTCTCCGCATCCCGTTCTACTTGCAGAACACTCCGGGCGGCCGCAACAACATCGATGCTGCCAAGGCTCCGGTAAAGGCCCTTTGTTCCTTCTTTTTTATTAAGGTGTCCGATCAGCACAATGGCACAGTCATACATAGATGCCCACATACCAAGACGCTGCATCAGCCTTCTGGCTCTTCCTGCAATCTGGAGGTCGGAATCACTTCCAAGATATGCCTGTATCGGATCAATAACTACCAGCCGCGGCCGGAATTCTATAATAGCCTGCCGGATGCGCTCATCATCCAGTGTCAGGCCACTGTATGTTTCTTCATTTATGAAGGCCACATTCCTGCAATCTGCCCCACATTTTTCAAGCCGGGGCTTAATGGTATCTGAAATGCCATCTTCTGAACACTGGTAAATAGCCCTTTGCGGCATTCCGATGGTTTTACCATCTGGCAAGTTTCCTCTCTTAGACAGCTCGGCTATCAGATGCATCATCATTGTGGACTTGCCATCACTAGGGTCGCCTTGCAGCAATGTGATCTTTCCAACTGCTATGAACGGATACCACAGCCAACGAACAGAAGTCGCCTGTACATCACTATATAATGTAAGAATCCCTTTTTCTCCTTTGTTCGTCATCATCGTCCCTTTCTGTACGCAGTCTTTTCTACATTTATATTATAAGGTTTGATTGATGATTTGACTGCTACCTATCATGTAGCACGTTTCGCATTTTGCTACATACCAAGTAGCAAAACAGCCTTAGACCACATAACAGATAGAGGTGTAGCCCTTTGCGGCCTTAGAATTTCTGTAATTAAGTTGCTATGTATTTTTCTCTGCGGGATAATCGTAACAGCCTTATGCGGGTGCACATAAGGAGGAACATACATGGCTATTGATTATGAATCTTTAGGTAAACGTATCGCAAACGCACGTAAACAGACCGGAATCACACAGGAGGCACTCGGTGAACAGCTTAATATGACCCGAAAACACATCAGTGTTATCGAAACCGCCATTAACCGTCCCAGTCTTGATACACTGGTTGATATTGCCAACGCACTAAATGTCTCAGCAGATGATCTTCTTGTAGACAGTTTGACGCACTCCGCGTCCACTGCCGATTCTGAAATCCACCGTCTGCTTTTAGACTGTAATGCAATTGAGCAGGAGATTCTCACCCGGATGGTAAAGGAGATCCTCTGCACCGAGATGCTGTTGTTATTCGCCAGCCGGACAGCCTGCTCATAGGCATTGTCAAACATCGTCACGATCATGGAGGCATCTCCGTGTTGTTCAAAATCACGCTTCATGCTGTAGAGCAGTTCCATGAAACTCTGCTCCAGCGCACACTCATGGTAGCGTTCTGAGGGGCAGCGCTTGTTTGCAGCTTCCTTTTCCTCATCTGACATGCAGCCTTTCTTGCTCCGGCAATACGCTTTCTGGTCGGGAGAACCGTTCTTCGGCGGCTCACCGTCCCGCTCCCCGACCTTACGCTTGCACCGCCAAACGGGATACGAATAAGTGTATTTTTCCAGATACTCTCCGGTATCCTCACCAGTCGCCTTAAGACTCCGCTCATCGCTGTAACCATTTGCCACACCCGTGTAGGTTGTACGGAAGAATCCTTCCCCGCAGGGTTTTCCGGCATCCGGCCCATTCTCCAGGATCGCACCGCAGCGCAGGTTTCCAAACGGAGAACCCTTAATGGTAGGAAATATGCCGTGCCTGCACTTCCAGTTTTCCATCGATCGGGGTCGTGATCTTGTAGATGCGGAACGGCTGAGACTGCATAGTATCGGATGGCTTGGCAAGGATGATATTCCCCTCCTCCAGCATTTCCGCATGGATGCCATCCGCCGGGCAGACCAACTTCAGCTCATAGCTTCCGTTTCTCTTTTCTGTCACGGTACAGGACTGTGCGTCTGCCATCTTCCCGATGCCGTTATGGTCGAATTTCATTTCTCTGGAATCATATAAACATGGGATCACTGGCTGCACCTCCCTCTTACAGCGTCCACCAGCGAGGAGTCACCTCCACCGCCGTGATACCGCCTGTCCATGTGATCTGTGTCTTTCCCTCCGGCAGTTCTGGGAAATCATCCGACAAAATGGTTTCGTTGCAGAACCCGGCGGCATTGTAGGCGTTGTGCGTCTCACAGTTGAGCAACACGTAGTCCTTGATGCTGTGGATGGTGATCTTCTGGAAACCGACCTGATCAGTACGGACATACAGCTCGTTCAGACGGCGGAAGGTGCGGTTCTGACGGTCAGCCACCCAGTAGTAGCTGTAATCGCCAAAAGCCATGACCTTGCTGCCACCCTTGATCTCCGGCATGAAAGCGGAAGTCTTCAGCGGACGGTTCAGCAGGGTATCAGGCTTGCCGATCTCCAGACCCGGCTTCCAGATATAGTTGCCGTTGTTGTCCTTGATGGTCATCAGCTGCAGCACCAGGGCTTCGTTGCAGAGGAACTGTGCCTTCTTGCGGTACGGAGCCTTCAGTGCATAGTAGAGCTTGAAGATCTCATCAAAAGACACCGCGTCCTTCTGGGCAGCGGTCACGCCGACCTTGCATCACGAAGTTCAGCGACTGATATTCAATGTTGGAGAAGGTCGCTCTGGACAAATCTGCTACCAGATGCGGAGGCACACGGAAGATACGGCAGATCTCCGTCACGGAAAACTGCTTCGTTTCCAAAAACTGGCTGTCCTCCGGTGGCAGGGAGATCGGTTTATAGGCCATGCCCTCTTCCAGCACTGCCACACGATGGGCATTGGCTGCACCGCCATAAGCCGCCTCCCAGCTATCCCGGATACGGTTCGGGTCTTTCACAACGCCGGGATGTTCCAGCACACCGCTGGGCTGTGCGCCGTTCTTAAAGAAAGAGGAGCCGTATTTATCCACGGCAA